AGAACATCCAATTTTAACTTCAGATAATCAATGGATAAAAGCAAAGGATTTATTAGTAAATCAACAAAAAGTAAAAGCAGGCATTACTTGTCCTGTAATTGATTTTGATGAAGAAATAAAAGAATGTAATGGATGGCATCTAAGAGTAGGAGATTTATTATTTAAAACAGATACTAAAGAGAATTATATTAAAACACTTGTGTTAGCAAAATTAATCGGTTATTTAGTTACTGATGGAAATATAACTAAATGTAAAGGTCATTATAAATCTATAGTATTTTTAGGTCATATGATAGATGTAAATAGTTTTCTGAGTGATTTGAAACTTTTATGCAAAACAAAACAAACAAACTTTATATCTAAAAATTTATATTCTGTTAGAATACCTGCTGAGTTAACAAAAAATATAGTTGAGTTGGATGGAATTCTTATTGGTAAAAAAATTTGTCAACCAGCACAATTACCAGAATTTATTTTAGATGAAGATTGTCCTCTCCCAATAGTTCGTGAATTTTTAGGTGGAATGTTTGGTGGAGACGGACATACATCTGTTCTTGGTATGCATAGAGGAAAACGTGATATATTATCATCCATTTCATTCTCACAAACTAAAAATAAAAGTCATTTAGAATCACTAACACAAATGTTTGAAAATATTCAACTATTGCTCGCAAGATTTGGAATAGTAAATACAACAATACAAAAATTTAAAGAGACAAGTTATTCTAAAGGAAAAAATCATATTGAAGAAAATAATAAAAATTATCAACTTACACTTCATTTAGATATGAATGAATTAATACCCTTTCACGATAGAATTGGATTTCGTTATTGTTGCCACAAATCTCAACGACTTGAAGCCGCAGTTAGTTATAAAAGATTACGTAATGAAGTTACAAGACAACATAATTGGTTAATAAATCGTGTAGATGAGATAACTAATTTTAGTAAAATTAAAAAAGAGTTTCCAAATAAAGTTGTTCCCACTAAAAACGCAATAACACAGGCGATAGAAGAATTAAAAAATAACGAACCACTTATTCACGAATATGCGATACCTACAAGTCATGATATGATAGACCATTTAATAAAAGGCACTATCTTCGGTAAATTTACGTCTAAATCTTTTCCAAATGCTGAAGAATATTTAAAAGAAATTGGAGCATTAGAATGGTTTTTGGAAAAATCTGACACGGATACTAAACTTGATATTGATATGGAAAATATTATGGATGATGATGATGATGAAGAAGATATAGAAGAAGATATAACAGATGTGTCATCTAATTCTAATATTCATTCATATGGCGTAAATCGCAAATGTGATGGCCTTCCTACTATGGAATTAAAAGTAATTGATATTAGACCTGCTGGTATTCATAAAGTCTATGACATTCAAGTAGATAATACACATTCATTTTTAGCAAATGGTGTAGTGGCTCATAATTGTATGGTATCACACGGAGCTTCCAGATTTACAAGAGAAAGAATGTATGATGTATCTGATAAATATTCTGTATTTGTATGTAATAAGTGTGGTCTAATTGCGTCATATAATGATAAGATGCATATTCATCATTGTAGAACGTGTGATAATAGAACAGACTTCTCTTATGTACAAATACCATATTCGTGTAAATTACTATTTCAAGAATTAAATACTATGAATATTGCTCCAAGAATAATGACAGATCATAAATAAATAATATAACTAATAAATAATAAATAAATTTTAATTTTTAGAATTCTTATAATTTTCATATAATTCAATACATTTTTGTATATTAGGATAGTTATAATTTTCAAATAATGATTTTAACCATAATATAACTTCTTCATTTTTAAAAATGTGTTCAAATAATAACATTTTTTTTAAATCACTTTCTTCATTTTGTTCTCTCAGTTGGCTATGGTCTTGACTTAATATAGTTAATGCTAACATTTTCATAAAGTCCTTACCTAAATCAGATTTTTTATAATTATGACATATTGTAACATACCATCTTGTTTTCTTTTTACCTATAGGTAATAAATTTACTCCAATAATTAAATGATTTTTATCAAAACTAACTCTGGACCACGAAAATGTAGGATATATATACATATGAAAATTATTTGTAACTTTTACGTTACTATTAATTTTTTTCATAATATCGCTTGATAAATAGTCAAATGCTAATCCGATCCGGCTTTTATCATTGTATTTATATTGTTTAATATTTTGTGGTGGTATTTTATTACCAAAACCTAAACTGTGAACGTATTCAGGATGTCTTACATCCATCGTATTATACGCACTATCAGGCAGAGAACACTCCATATCTACTTCTATAAATGATGAAACATAATTTTTATTATTATAAAAAGGTATGCTATATGGTTTTGAAAATATAGGCTTATAAGCCCAGAATATTTTACCATCGTGCTCAATAGTTTCACCAAACTTATCGGCTTCTGAATATTCTAATCCATGATAAGGACATTTTAAACAACCATTTGAAATTTGCCCTGTATCTAATCGTGTTCCCATATGTTTACAAATATTAACCGCAGTAATTAATTTTTTTTCATTATCTTTCCATAAAACAAGCGGTAAATCACCAATGTTTATTTTATATGGTTTGCTAAAATCAATATTTTGTTTTATTCCAATACAATGCCAATGTTCGAAAAAATTAGTTGTAAATGATTTAACATATTTAATAAAAAGTAAAATAAAAAATACTATCTTCATGTCTTAACTAATACAATAAGCAACAATTTAAACTTTATATTAATATTAAATTTAAATATAAAGTTTAGTTATTTTAATAAATTATTGTAAATGAATATTGTATTATTTTTTTTATATTTAGGTTTAGGTTCAATAAATTGTTTTTTTATTTTACCCGCAAAAAAACCAATTTCTAATGTTAATATCCGCTATAATTTGCGTATGGATAATTATTATCAAGATGTAGATTTTATTCATAAATATAAAAATTTTTTTCAACAAAATAATAATTATAATGAAATTGTAAAAGATATAGTTGAAAAACATATTTCAAAAATTTATATAAATACAGATTACAGACAAATAGTAAGTGTTGACAATATAGATACAAGTAATATGCAATATAATAACTTTCATCTTACAAATATAAATCCAATTTTGGTTCCAAAAATCATAGATAAAGCCACGGAATCAAATGTCCCCATATATTTCACAGAATTCTCATCAGGTTTTATATTAAATTTGCAAAATTTATTCTTTAATCTTATATCTTTTATGGGATATGCTATTCCTTTATTTGTAATTTTTTCTATCATAATGTCATTTAGAAGACAAAACATAAATAACATACAAAATCCAGGAAACAATTTATTTAATATGTTTTCCAATAATAATGACGAAGATTATATTGCTCCAAATGTATCTTTAAGTAGTTGGGCTGGCAGTCCAGAAGTTATTGAAGAGTGTAAAGAAGTCATTTCATATTTAGATAAAAAACAAATTTATGAAGAAATTGGTGCCGAAATGCCAAAAGGTATTTTATTTGAAGGACCACCAGGAACAGGCAAAACTCTGTTAGCAAAAGCAATTGCTACCGAAACAAATTCAACATTTATTTCTATCTCTGGCTCAGAATTTGTTGAATTATTTGTCGGCGTGGGGTCTTTAAGAGTAAGGGAATTATTTGATAGAGCACGTGAAAATAGACCTTGTATTATTTTTATTGATGAAATCGATGCTATAGGAAAACAACGTGGAGCATCTTTAAATACAGGAAATGATGAAAGAGAGCAAACATTAAATCAATTATTATATGAAATGGATGGATTTAATGATAATACTGATATATTAATTTTAGCAGCAACAAATAGAAAAGATATATTAGACGCCGCATTATTAAGACCAGGAAGATTTGACAGAATAATTAAAGTTCCACTACCTGATAAATTTTCAAGAGAAAAAATCTTAGAAGTTTATTTAAATAATAAAAAATTAGAAAAACCATTTGACATTTCTTCTATCGCTGAATTGACTGACGGATTTTCAGGTGCGGAACTTAAAAATTTAGTAAATGAAGCTGCTATTATTTCAGCAAAAAATAATTACACAAAAATACAAGAAAAGTATATATTTGATGCTTTTGAAAAATCAATAGTAGGTTTAATAAAAACAAATGCGTCTGTTGCTCCAATGACAAATCTTAGAGTTGCGGTTCATGAAAGCGGCCATTCTCTTTTAGTTTTAAAATTCAAAGAGTATTTTGATTTACAAAAAGTTTCTATTCAACCAACTTATAATGGTGTTGGAGGATATACCATTTTTACAGAACATCCTGAAATTAAAGAAGGCGGGTTATATACAAAAGATATGCTTAAAAAAAGATTAATAATAACTATGGGAGGAAAAGCTGCCGAAAGTATATATTATGGTAATGATTTTGTTTCATTAGGAGCAATTCAAGATTTAAATGAGGCAAATAAACTTGCCAAAAGAATGATAGGCAATTTTGGAATGGGAAAAGAGTTAGAGGTCTTTTATAATGAAAACGTTGGTGATACAGATCTTTATTTTAATAGTCCAAATAAATATTCAGAGCATACAAAATATATTATAGACAAAGAAACATTAGACTTAGTGAAAGAAGCGTATGCTGAAGCTAAACGTATATTGAATGATAATGTTCATAAATTAATTGAGTTTTCTGATTTACTACAAAATAATACTGTTATTTATAAAAAAAATATAAATATAGACATTTTTGCAAATGGCACAAATAATTCATATTTAGTGTAAAAAAAATTATAATTAAAAAAAGTTGCTTATTTTATATACTACTGCGGTTGTTAATCCATATAAGAGTGTTCCCCAAATAGTATCAATTATAGCAATGAAAAGAGACCAATTTTTAAATAAAGATAAATTTGTAAATTCATATACTGCATAAATAGTTAAACCTAAAAGAGCAGCATCTTTAACGCTTCTATTTTTCTGTATTATAAAATAATTTAGTCCAAATATTAAAAATATATAAGTTATAGCGGTATAAATATAGTTAATTTGTATATCAGAACCTTGAATAGATTTAATTTGTTTATTAAACACATCTTTTACTAAATTTAAATAAATTCCATCTAATATCACAAAAATAATAGCAGCCAATAAATATTTTATCATATATATTATTTTATATATTATTTTATATATTATTTTATGAATTATTTTATAAAATATTTAAAATATTAGAGTTTTAGGAATGTGTATTTTTTATGGAAAAAAGTTTTTTTAGTATTATATTATATTATATAAATGACGTCAATTGGTTATTTTAGTGCTATTAGTGGAAGTGGTGGAGTTGCATCTCCATTTGTGATCAATTTAAAAAATCCTGGTCGTGCTATTCAAGGATATATGCCTCAACAAGTTGTTGGAACAGACAAAAGATATAATGAATTCGAACAAATTCGTTTTACTTTAAGAGATGCATGGAATACTACTTATCCAAGTCAACTAAAAAATAGTAATTTAAAGCAACCCATAACAACTCCTTTTCGTGCGGTTACCAATTCAGGCGACTTATTGAGTCGTGAAAATTATTCTTGTGGTGGAAGTTGTCAAAGTTTTCAAAGTAGACCAAATGTGAAAGGATTAAGACAACATTTTGGTGCCGTTCAAGCCACTTGTATTCCTTCTGCTATTTATAGTACTCTTCAATTAAACGACAAAATTCCCGCCGCAGCATGTAATGTAAGATATGTATATGATAGTTCCGATTATACGACATATTTAAAACAAAAAGCAGTGAATAAAAATTACAATGATTTATCTTATGGTGGAAATGATTATAAGGCAGCACAAAGTGCAACTAGAGCTATTAGAAGATATTAATTTGTATTGTTATTTAAATGGAAGCAAGTAATAGAAAACAATTGCAACAAAAAACCGAATTTAATAGTTGGAATATTAGCATGTTAAATACGATTTTCAAATGTTCTAAATGTAAAAAAAATAATAATATTATAAAAAATGCTAAATCACAAAAATGTATATTTTGCGGAAATCCAAATTATACGCGATAATATAAAACATAGTAATATAAAATATTATAATGTATTATATTAAATGACAACTCCATATAGTGTGACTACATCAAAAGGTTCTGTATCATACGATAATTACGTAAATGCTCCAATTACTGGACCATTAAGCACAAACCAATATCCTTGTAATATACCCTATCATAGTTATGGAACATTAGTAGGAATAAGACCTACGCCGCCACAATTTTATCCATCACAAGAGCCTGTATATGCCGAAATGAATACTAATATGAGACAACAATATTTAAGAACATCCGTAAATCCGGCAGCTTTAGAAAAACAAAAAATTTTAGCAAAATTATCTCCTCCTATGGCTTTTCATTCAATGTCTACTAATAAACAATATGCTGTATCGACACACATGAACTATATACAACCGATACCATCATCAATGTATGTTAATATAAAAAAAAGTAATGCTGTAGGACAAAGTGGATATAAAGTAAATTTACCAAATAGTGCACCAATATCGACTAAAAATTATTATCCAAGTGGAACCAGAACAACATTAAGAAGAGTAAGATCTGGTGGGTGCGTTGCTCCAGCAAAAAAAGGGTCAATTTACAATTATAGTTTATCAAATGGTGGAACTTGTTGTTGGGGGTCTATACATAGTCAAAAATATTAGTTTTCTTTATATTTAGAAATAAATAAAATATTTATAATATTTATAAATGCCAGCTTACAATCGTTTTGGTCGCATGTATCCTTCACTTACTCCCACACCGGGACTAGGTTCTTATGGAAGAACTGGAGCAGCAATTTTAATTAGTCAGCCACGTAGTACTATTGGATCTCAAAACAGAATTTATGGATATTATAGAAGTAGAGGACAAGGAGCTTTCTACATTAATCTTTTAAAACAAGCTATTGGTCCAATACCATATGTTAATCCATTTACTTTGATTTAAATATTTATTTTTATTTTTATATTATATGAATAAATATTTAGTAGAATTTTTAGGAACTATGTTTCTTGTATTTGTTATTTTTGCCACAGGAAACTGGTTGGCAATTGGTAGTGCTTTAGCGATAGGTGTATTATTAGGAGGTGCTATATCAGGTGGTGCATTTAATCCAGCTGTTGCTATTTCGCTTTATTATGCTGGAAAAATATCTCAATCAGATTTGCTTCCATATATAATAGTGGAAATATTAGGTGGTTTAGCAGCTGTGTTTGTTTATAAAACATACATTAATAAATCATAATTATATTATTATTTCTTTCATTATAATATAATGCCAAAATCAAAAAAATATACGAGTAAAATTTACAAGGTAAAAAAAAGTAATTTAAGAAAATCAAAAAGAGGAGGATTTTCTTGGTCTGATATTAGTAATTGGAAACCAGATTTTACTAATTGGAAATCAACATTTACAGATAAAATGAATAATTTTAGTATATTTAAAAAAAAAGATACTCAATTAAGTAGCACAAAACCTGTTACCACTACTAATGAGTTGTCAGAAACAAAACCGGAACTTCAATCATCACCATCGTATTCTTCACCATCGTATTCTTCACCATCGTATTCTTCACCATCGTATTCTTCACCGTCGTATTCTTCACCATCTAATTTTTCAGAAGATAGTGTTTCTTCTAATAAAGTTATGCCTTTATATGAAGCCCCAAAAATTAATAATAGTATAAATGATAATGATGGTTTAAAAAATACGCTTCCTCCTTCTTCGTTTTCGTCTCCTTCGTTTTCGTCTCCTTCGTTTTCGTCTCCTTCGTTTTCGTCTCCTTCGTTTTCGTCTTCTTCGTTTTCATCTTCTTCGTTGGGAACACAACAAAATACTATCGATAATGAACCAAAATATTCTGGCGGATATCGTGCAAACCACTCATTAACCAATTTAGCATCTAAAGCCGCACCATTCTGGCAACCTACCGCAAAACCTCAAGTTTGGGTTGGAGGAAAAATAAAAAAAACATATAAATCCCATAAAAAAAATAAATCTCATAAAAAACATAAAAAATCCTATAAAAAACATCATTAACGAGATTTTTCCATAAATTTATATAATATATATAATGCTACACCTGTTAAACTAACAAAATATATTTGAGTTATGGCATCATCTGGTAATTTCATATCATCATCATATCCTTTAAAAGTTTCTTTGCACGTGCTTCCTGTTACAGGATTTTTTTTATTAGAAAACGAACAAGGATCCATATTTTGTATATCAATTAACGTAACAAAATGTGTTTCACTTGATTTATTATTATTTATATCAATAGTTTCCATAGTAAGTTCTTGACAAGGTGGTGTTGATCCAGATAAGAATGATTGCATTATGGCAAAAGGATTTAATACATTTAAGTTACTCAATGTACCAGGTATTAAACCTTTAAATTCAGAAAAATTCACCCCTAAACCACTAGATATAAAAGGAATATTTCCAGCAGGAACATTATCAATGTAAATATATCTATCAACTTGTTCGTTAGAATTATTATCTAAACACTTAGCACCAGTCATTAAAAAAAATTTGTTTCCTAAAGGACCACCCGTAGCAGAAGCTGGACTATTTCCTGTTACAAGAACTTCTACATAATCTATTAATCCACTTATATCTTTTGCAAGTGCCGAAAGAGTACCATCACTTGTCATTCCAATATCGCTCGGTGTTTTTATATTTTTGTAATAAGGATATGTAGGCCCTAATAATTTATCTTGAACTTGATTAGCATTTTGTAACACTTCTTCAAATAAATTAGACATTATATATTTAACTTATATAAAATACTTATATAAAATAATTTATATAAGTATTTTATTACATATTTTTCATCAAATATTTGTTTTAATCGGTTGTAACAACATCCGACGTAACAACATCCGTCGTAGTAGTTGCCCCACTAATTTCAGGTGTAGAAGCAGGGGTCATTTGTGTAGCATAAGTTTGTTGTGCTTGAACCAAATCATTTACTTGTTGTTGTAAAAGAACAACATTTCCACTTATATCTTTAACTTCTTGGTCTAAACTTAATAAAGAATCTAGTTGTTGTTTTAAAACTTGAATATTTCCGGCATTTTGTTGTGCGAGTATCATAACATTATTTGGATCATTAGTATTATAATCTTGATATGTATTATCCATTCCTTCGATTATTTTATTGGTAAAATATTCTAAAAATAATTGGTAAATTATTAATAAAGAAAAAAATGCTATTAGTAAATATAAATATAACATATTATATATAATATACTTACTTTTTTATTTTCTTTAATAATATTATAAATGTCTTCTGCTTTTTACCCACAAGGAATGAAATCTTACAATAATTATGTTCCTAATGGAGGATATAAATCATGGAAAGGAACAGGTGCTTTAAGCAATCCAGTAGGTATAGCACCAGGTCATATTAGACCCCTTACAAATAAAGACCCAGGAAACGTATTTAAAACTGGACCTTTTTTGCCACGCCCCATTAAACATTACAGAAAAGGCAGAGTAATTCCGTCTACTCCCATAGTGGCCTCAAGTTCAGACACATATGCACAGAAATCAGAAATAGCACAAATTAATTACAATATGAACCGATTTGTTAAATCAAGTAAAGGAACCGCATTAGGAAATGGCAGTCATGGTGGAGGATTAATATCAGCACTAATTGATAATCCAGGTTCTTATATTGTAAAAGAAAACTTACCGGATGAAGTGGACGAAACAACAGCACTAACAAATGATTGTAAAAAATGTGAAGGAGTTGGAGTAGTTGCTTCTTATTATCCTAATAATACATATCTTACAGATAATCCTGATGCTATTACACAAAGTCCCTTATTATGTTGTAATCAACAATATAAAGCCAAAAGAATGGCTATTTATGCGAGTACAAATTTAAAAAAAAATTATTATACTACTCTGCAACAATATAGACAAAATAGATGTAAAACTTTCGTCCAAAAATCCTTTAATTTTTTAACACCATACAGCACAAATGAAATTGAACTTAATAAAGATTATCCTTTCGCTACTCCTGAAACAGCGTATTTAAATGTAGCAAAAGCAGGAAGTCCATTAGCATTAACAAATACTTATTTAGCGAATTGTCAACCAAATGCACAATTATATGACGCAACTGAAAACGCAATAGTAGCTCAAATGTTGAGTATTATGGTAAATAAAGGTATATTTACATCAACACAGGTGTTAGAAATAAATAAATTAGATGTGTTCACAATAAAAAATTTTTTTAATTATTTAAATGGATTATCTGGAAGTACAAAAACATTAGCAATTGAAGTTTTTGTAAATTATTTAAATAATCCATACTGGGGTATGCCTCTCTCAGGACCTTCTAATCCAAATGCTTGTCAGCTTACTGTATACAAACCAAATAATTATCAATATGCTAAACAAGGTGCAGTATCAAGTAGCACAAGATTGTTAAAATTAAATGTGGATACTATTTCTACCAATGCGGCATCTATACAAAATTATAATAATACAGGACAACTTTTGGTTAACGCAAATCAATTATATCAAGGTGTAAATAATAATGTCGCAAATCTTTATAAAAATAAAGCACCTACTTGTAACAATCCAACTATTCATCCGTTTCAAAATAAAAAATTATGTTATTATCAAAAAGATTTACCACAATATCAAGTGCCAGCATCGCAACCAAGTCCATATCGTTATTTTGTTTCTGCAGTATTTAATACAAATCATTATTCACAATCTCCAAATACTTATAATACGCCTGGACGTAAAATAGGAGGTCGTATTTAAGCAGATAGGTCTTTACTATTACTATTAATATTACTATTAATATTACTATTACTATTACTATTACTATTATTATTGATGGTGGACAAAAATATATTATTTTTATCTAAAAATTTATTAAAAGGAATTTGATATTTTTCACACCAATGTATAGATTTTTGTATATTATTTTTTTTAACATTTTCTATTTTTTCCTCTTTATTTTTATTTTTAAAAATATTAATTATCTGATATAATGATTCCAATTGTTGTTGCCCGAGTGTAATATTAATATCATTTAATTTATTTGAAAAATAACATGGGATTTCATTATCAATTAGTGACAAAATATTTAAATTATCATTTATTTTTAAATAATTTAATACATTAGATAAGTTATTATAATGTTCTTCTTTTATTTTATCTTTATCATTCAATAAAAAATTTTTACATATTATATATTTTTCAAATGTTGCAATATTACAAGAAGATGGTTTAATTATGGAAACATTTTCAAATAATGTTGTTATTATATATAATACGTCAATTATTGGTTTGCAAAAAATATGGTCTATTTTTATTATAGTAATTCCATTTTTATTTTGATATTTTAATATAATTTTTAAACTATTTATTAAATTAACAACATAAGATTGGTTATTTATAAAGTCGTTATTTTTGTTTTCAATAAAAATAAAATTAAATTTATGAGAACATTCATTAATGGGATTAATATTAATTTCATTAAATCCAATAATTATGTCATTTTTATATTTTTCTCTAATTAATTCTATATGTTTAATAATATCTATAAAATTTGGTGAAATATACAAAAAGTTATATTCTTTATTTTTATAATTTTCATAAATATTCAATATATTAATCACTTCTAAAAAATCATAAAAGCTATTCGTTTGTGGATTTAATTTACTTACAGAAAAAAAATACCCAGGAACTTTGGAAAAAATATATTCACAAGGGTTTATTATTTTTACTATGTCTTCAAAAGTATTAGACGATAAATCAATGTCAAACTTAAATATATTTATTAATTGATTTTTTATATTATTATAATTATTATATAAACTATGAGAAAGACATATATTTGGTGTATTTAAATTTTTATCGCATATAAGATTTATTGATATACTGTTATTGTGGTTTGGTAATATATAATAAGTCATATCTATATTTTATAAAAGGTAATATTTAAGTTATTATATATTTTTTATTTTCAAAATATTTATTTTACTATTTTGATAATGACTATTCTTCATCTTCCTCTATAATTAATTTAACTGATTTTTTAGCTTTAGTTTTAGCTGGTTCTCTTTTCTTTCTTTGTTTTACTTCTTTTTGTGGGACTTCTTTTTGTGGTTCTTCTTTTGATGGTTCTTCAGCCGGTGGTATTTCATCAATTGCTTCTGTAGCTGGAACTAATAGTAGTTTTTTACTTAATTTTCGTACTTTGGGTTTAATTAAAGTTTCTTCTTCTTTGGAAACTTCAACTGCTTTTTTTGTTGCACTACTATTTCGTAACATTTCTGTTTCAGTGTATTCACTTAATTCAATTTGAATTTTTTCGGTATTTACTTCTCTAATTTTTTTATATACAAAATAACGATTTAAGAATGATATTTTTTTTTCAAAGGAAGTCATATTCATCGCTTCACCATAATCTTTTGCTTTAAACTTATTTATTTTTATTTCTTCTAACATATTTATAAACAATTCACTAAACATTCCACTTCCTTCTGGTAAGCCAATATTTTGTGCCTCTTCTCTGTCAATTAGTTTAAATCCATATAACTCAAGAACACGACTAAAATAATCAAAATTTATTAAATATTCTGGAATAGTTTGATTAATAGAATCTTGAAAAACACTTATTCTATATCCTATTGAACTAGAATCATCATCAAATCTATCAGCACCATAATTTTTTGTTACTTCCCATATCTTTTTACCATTTTCAACTATTTGTATGCTTTCATTTGTTTTAACCTTTTTCAATAAATTAAATATAGACTTGCCGTCATACGCCGTTCCAATAAAATATCCATTTAATTTCGTGCATTCCGCAATATTTTTTAAAAATCCTTGTAAAGTATCGGCATTTTCTAAAAAGTAATGCGTAGCAAACTGACATGATGAAACATTAAAACCACTTTCACCTACACCATATTGACGGACAACTCCTTTGCCGAGTTTTTCAGGGTCTTTTGAACCGACACCAAACACAGCCAATGTTGTTTGTTTTGCTTTATCATTTAACATAGCATTACCATTTTTTATGTTGTGAGCACTATTTCCATTCACAAATAGAGCAGAAGGCATTACTTTATTACTTTTTTTGGCCGTTAAATATCTCGCACAAGCACCATTAAGTTTGTTTTCTAAATTATCTCTTGATAAGTCAATACCAAAAACAAAAGATAACTTGGCACTAACCCATTTAGGTAAATCACCTGCCTTTCCACACGCAAAATCAATTAATGTATCTCCTGGTTTTGATACACTTTTAATTAATAATTTTTTTACATATAGATTATGGAAATTTTTCATTGCTTCAGTTAAAATCTTACCTGATGGTGTATTATAATAAATGTCTTCGCTGACATAAACATCTGGAATATTTAATCCCGTACAAATCATATCTTCTGTAACTGGATTATGGATTGATTTCCAATTTTCGTTTGCGACTTTATACGCATTACCATATTGTTTTAAGTTTTGTCTGTATTCAGCAGTTTTATCATATCTTACACGCAAAGGTACCCATCTCCAACCATTTTCACGTGTAAAATCATAACTAAATTCAACTATCATCTCATCACCGAATACTTCATTTTCTTCTGAAAACATTTGATTTACTCCAGCATCATCCTTTTTTAACATAATGTTACATAGCCCAGCATTTGGGTCATAAGGCTCTGTAGGATAAAAACGAATTGGCAAATAATCGTTCGTATATTTGTCTTCAAATCTTTCTACAAATTCAGGTAACTTATCGTCAATAATGTCTTGACAAGGATTAACATATCCATCATTTTTTTCGCTAAACCCGCATCTGAGTTCTATGGTTTTATATTCGCTTAATTGTGTAACCAAATGTGAATTCATTCCATCTTCAAATATTGGTTTAATTACATCGTCACCATTAGCACCTTTTAATGTTACAACTAAGAAATCAATAGTATTGTATTTAGGTGGTTTCCATTTGAATGATTGTTCCCAAGTAATCTTATTTTTTGGACCAGCGACACCTATTTTAGTTGAACCAACACCAAAATAAGCATGTGTAAAAATTAGCCCATCTGTTTCATACTCAAATCTATTTTCGCGAACTTTGGATAATATATCATTGCAGCCACTAAAAATTGTTTGGCTTTTGTTTGTAGGATAAAACTCTTTACAAGAAACTTTTATGGGGGATATTAGAGTTTCTATTTTTTTTGCTTTTTCTAATAGCTGTTTAAATGAAGCTTGAGTTTTTATTCCTGTATCCATAATTGAAATAGGTTTTAATGATTTAATAAAATGTTTTAACAAATAATATCTTGACTTATATATATCTTCTTCGGTATCCAAAAGCATAAATGTATTTTTTCTTACATCTTCTTTTTTATAATAATAAATATCAAATCCAGCATATAAATTAATGAAATTATTTTTTTTATCGTGATAAATTAATTCTCCATCAACTAAACAATTAAAACATTGGTCGTTTGTTGTTTTTGCTCCTGTAAATATGATTTTCATATTCATATTAATTAAATAGATTTTGCCTTCACTATTTACATACATTAAATGACGTTCACCATCTGCTTTTTCTGTTACAACAAAATCTTTCCTGATATTTACCTGTGTTGAATTTTCGTTTAATTGTGCTACATTTATAGTTTGTAATGTTATTGAACTTGGACCAATAAAATATTTATTTTTATTTTTTTGATTTAAATCATTTGGGTTATATTCGTCTTTCCATATCATTTTCATATATTCTTCTAATACCAATCTTTGTTCTGAATATGATATTGGATAATTTGTTCCTTGTAGACCTCCTAATATGTATTTTATAACTTTTCTCAAAGATTGGAGTAAAATGTCCGCCGAAACAATTTTTGTGCCTGGACCTATTTTAGTGTTATCGATTTCAATTTCTATTTCATATACTTCAGATTTTTCAAAAATTCCTGATTCTTCAGTTGTGTAATATGTTTTTATATCTCTACCATATTTATCAGAACTTTTTGTAATACTTATATCAACATTAAATGGATAATCCTCATGTGTAAAAGTGACACGATTTAAGTAACGAAATGTTTTTTTTGAATTTTTCCAATTATCCATTATATAGTTTTTAACTCCCGTTTTTACTTTTTCCTCATTTACATAGGATACTCTAAAATTAAAGTCATCAAAATTTACGGGCCATATTTTTTCTTTTTTTTGATTATAAATCGGTTTTTTGCTAACAAATGAGACGCTTGTTGGACTATTTTTATACAAAGTTTTAATATCATTATGTTTGCAGTATTCTTGTATGTTATGAAGCCCGATTATTTCAGTTCTTGTATTATCTGATAATTTAAATTTACCTGTTATATTATCAAGATATTCATTGTTTATTCTTAAATAATAATTTCCGGCACTATTGGTTGTCGTAAATCCAAAAGATTTTAGTTTTTGTATAACATTATCATAATCATTTCTTGTTAATGGTTGAATTCTTCTAGTCCCAAAACGTACTTCTAATTCAGCATCATAGTTGCTATTATAAATAAAAGGCTTTGAAGAATAATATAACTCAATTAAGTTATTTAATTGAACTTGTGGTGTCAAATGAATTTTTTGAGGTAAAGAAGCTGGTTCATCTACTTCTTCTTCAATTAATAATTCTTGCGGTGCTTCAGTAAATTCAACTATTTTTTCTTTTTGTGAAGGTGGTGGCATATCAGGTGAAACAGGAGAATATTGTTTGGGTTGTCTTTGTGTTTCCGTCATACTTTTTTCCGTCAT